GTCCATAAGCCCTAGTTCGTAGAGAGCAGTTATTTGTACTGCTCTCTACGAACTAGGGCTTATGGACCGGGATATCTATGAATACGATCAGGCCTTTGGTGTTTGGCTGTATCAAAACAATCCTGTGGCCTACAAGGGCTATAGAATGTGGGCTGACATACTAGTAGCCTATATCAAAGGCCAAGGCCGCCCTCTGATTCCTAGACTATTCTTTTGGAAAACACGAGCAGAACAACAGGCTATGAGCCAGCGCATAGCCATCGCAGTTGCGGAATTTGTGGGCTACGCCTTTGCCAAAGAGATAGCTCGCCGTGCTGGGCACGATCTACCCTGGACCCTACGTGGGTGGCTGGTAGTTACCCTGGGACTCGCAGTCTGCAAGGGTATAGGTTATGTGTTTGCCAAGACTAAGAAATACAAGGAATTGACACAATGATAGAACAAGCATTTGCAAATTTTAATACCCTAAGTCAAGCTGAAAAGATTGAGTTTTTAAATATGATCCTAGAACATAAAGAACTTCTTTATAAGGTGTTACCAGATGCACCATTGATTAAATATCTTGTAACAGGACAAGGTCCCCAAGATAATCCGATGATTCAGGCCTATCAAGCCTGGGTCGCATCTTTATTAAACAGACCATTATAATACATGTCAACCTCAACAGTTTATGTACCTATCCAAAGCTATGTCGGTTTTAAAAGACCCGACGGTGCAGCTCGCGGAGGTTATAGTGCTCCGAGACCAGTACTACAAACTACTGAGACTCTAGACGGCGCAACATTTGCAATCACAGGAGTTACTGCTAATTCAAAGATGTTGTATGTTCCTCCGGTACCTACATTTACCTATTTTCCAAATACAACCAGTTCATCAAAAGTAGTGACAGTGATTAACAGTGGTACATCGGCTATCTCATTGCTAGGAACCACTTCAACGGACTACGAAACTACTGCGATAGTTGATATTGGAACACTGCCAGCTTCAATACCAGCTGGCGGATCTTATACGTTTAATTTAAGTTATTATTCTAATACTGTAGGCGAGTATGCCGAATCTCTTTTGTTGATTTCCACAGCTGACGTTCCTTATTATAGAATAGACACGCTTCAAAATGTGATTTCAATATTTGGAGTAAGACCATCTTCAACCAGTACCACTGTTACTACCACGGTACTCGGTGAATCATACACTACTACAATAGAGTTGATTCCTGTTATAAACGGTGTTGATGACAACGAAAGATTGATTAATTTTACAACGTCGATGGCAGGTAGTACTGGATGGAAGGCCGTTGCTGGCAGTAACCTAGTTAATCTTACCTGGGATCCAGATTACGAAAATAATATTAACAATACAACAACTGGATATGTTTCTACTCTAACTATCTCAGTGGAAGGTCTATCTGAAACTATTAACGTAACTAATACTGCATTCGTTAACATTGACTACACTAGATATAGAAATTTAGCAACTTGGTTTAGTGCGGCCAGTAGCAATAACAGCTTTGTTGGAATCAGCTTTGACATATTTGACGGAGTTAAAACTGTTACCATAGGTGTTGGAGCTGGCGGCGACGGAACTCCTATATATCAAGACGGCGGCAACTTATTTGCTACTATGAATAATCTGTCAATAGGAGCAGGTACAATTGACACACCTTATCCTTATTGGTCCACAGTTTGCAGTATTCCAATACCCGAAGCTGGTACGTACCTAAGCGGAGCTCTTAATGAAAACGGTCAAACGTTATATATTAAGAAAACCACAGATGGTTTGGACTATGCTGATTACTTTGGATTTGAACAAAGTGTTGGCTCTATGTTTGTTGTAACCTATGATGGATTCAATACTGTTACCATTGATCTAAACAATCTAAGAGAGCTGTCGGGTGATGAAGACTTTGATGCAACCTTGAATAATTTAACTCGTGCGTTCCATTACTATTCGGGTGTTGATACTCCGGCAAGATATTACCAATTAGAAACCTTCAACCCGGATGATCCAAGAACACATTTGTTTAGAGGATTTATAGCATCATACGCCACTGACCCTGAAGTTTGGTCAGTTGATGTAACCACTGTACCTCTACCAACCTAATATTTCTAACAGCGTTAACTACTAAGATAATTAGTAGTAATGCTGGACAATATCTATCAAATTCCCCTCCAAGATGTCCTTGCCGTTGAATGGCAAGGCAACGATCTCTACTATGATCTACAGCTCTACGAACTAGGGCAAGGTCATGATGAATTCTATGTTATCAATCCAAACAATGATATTCCAGAAAAGTGGAAAACTGATCTCAAGTATTATGTAGAGGAAATCCCCGACTCTAGAAAATGCATAGTGATCACCTATGAGGGAGAATGGATTGTTAAGTTATTCAAAGACGGTTGGTATCCTTATCATGGCTACGACTCAGTTGAGATAGTCAAGACACAGTTAGCCTGGACTAAAAATTCAGATATTGACAAACTAATAACCTACGAAGATGATCCGTTCGGTACCTTTAATCCTTCTAAATGGGATAGGAACTACAAACTAATATGGTACATAGATCCAAGGTTCAACCCCTTAGATGAAAAAGTTTGGGCGTTTAGTTGCCAGCCTATTGGTAAAGAGATATTAGGTACCAAGGATATGGGATATGTTGTCCCCGATGTGCTAGTTGAATTTAACGAATACCTACCAGACCTGGGCATTGATGCCAACGATTGTTGCCCGCCCTTCTTTGAACTTGCTCATGAGTGTGCCTATGAACTAGATCCCTTGTTCCAAACTGACGATGAGCGACCTTGGGTGGTTAAATTTAAACCTATGTGGCGTAAGCCCAAAGAGTGGAAATGGTTGGGGACTATCACTCCTGAATACACTGTGGTTTACAATCCAGATTTGCCCAAGTTAGACTATGATTTAGATTATGTTATACCATGGCACGAATTAGTATTTGAGCATGTTTGGATGCTAGATAGAAAACATCTAAAAGACGGAGAACCTGACATATGGGCGTTTACAATACAGGTATCTACTGAACTAAATGGAAGTAAGATAGTGGGCTATGTAAGTCCAACCTTTAACATAACCTACAATCCAGATTTGCCTAGCTTGGATTATGATTTAGATTATGTTGTACCCTGGCACGACCTTGCCTATGAGCATGTTTGGATGTTAGACAATAAACATCTACAAAACAATGAAGAACCGATTTGGGCATTAAAGGCCAGTGCAACGAAAAAACAAAAAGGCAGCAAGATAATCGGACAGGTAAGCCCAAATGTCAGTATTGCTTATAATCCTAACTTACCTAAACTAAAATACGATGAAGAATATGTTGTACCCTGGCACGACCTTGCCTATGAGCATGTATGGTATCTATCAACTACTGACACTAAAGAAAAAGTTTGGGCTGTTAGAGCATCGCTGTGCGAAAACCCTATAGGTGAAAAGGAAGTAGGTATAGTTGTTCCCTTGTTTGCAGATCAATTAGATGTTATCTTTATTTCTTACAAAGAACCTAATGCAGACGAGAACTGGCGTCGTGTATTAGAGAAAGCACCATGGGCCAAACGAGTACACGGAGTTGAAGGTATTTTTAATGCACATAAGGCCGCAGCCAAACTGGCAACCACTGACATGTTCTTTGTTGTCGACGGCGATGCATGGTTAGTGGACGAATGGGAATTTGACTTTCAGCCAGGTATATTTGACAGAGACTGTGCCTACGTATGGAGTAGTAAAAACCCAGTAAACGATTTGACTTATCAAAACGGAGGTGTTAAACTATTTAATAAGAGTATCCTTATGAAAAAGAAGAAATGGGATACTTTGGACATGTTTACTGGCATCATGCCAAAGATAAGTGCTGAAGAAAGAGTTAGTTGCATAACTGCTTTTAATGTAGACGAGTTCTCAACTTGGCGCAGTGCTTTTAGAGAATGCGTTAAATTGTACAAGAATAATCAAATGGCAAAGTTAAATTCTTGGCTCAACTCCGATGTTGAAAAACCTTTTGGTGAATATGCAATGTTAGGAGCATGGTCCGGAAGTCAGTTTGCCAAAGAAAATATAAACGACTATCAAGCTCTACTGAAAATAAATGATTACAAATGGTTAGAACAAAAATTTAAAGAGATGACATAACAATGACTAAGAAAAAACTCAATGATGTAGTTTGGCTACGCTACGACAACGGACAGGTTCAAGCAAATCACGGCAGTAATTTTAAAACAGCTAAGAACTTGTTAGACAGCACCGGCGCAGGCTTTTGTCTTGCTAAATTTACACAGGTTACTATGCACCTAGGCACTGGCATGACACACTCATGTCACCACCCAGTTCCTCATAAGATTCCTTTAGAAGAAATTGCTCTCGACCCAGCAGCATTGTTTAATACCAAACACTTGAAACATGCTAGGAAAGAAATGCTAGAAGGCAAGCGCCCTAGTGAGTGTGACTACTGTTGGCGTATTGAAGACAGCGGTGGTCACAGTGATAGATTCTTTAAGAGCATTGAGCCGTGGGCACTAGAGCATCATGACAGGATTCAAGAATCAGATCCAAATGATAATTTCTATCCAACATACCTTGAAGTAGATTTCAGCAACGTCTGTAATTTTAAATGTGCTTACTGCGGTCCAGAATATAGTACTCAATGGGTTGAAGATTTAAAACGAAATGGTCCTATTAAACTGTTAGCAGATACTAACCAAGTACAATGGGCACAGGGTTATCAAAAAAACTTAGATTCGTTGGCCTATAAAAAGAGAGAATTTAATCCGTATGTAGATGCATTTTGGAAATGGTTTCCCGAAGCATACAAACATCTTAAAGTCTATCGTATCACCGGTGGTGAACCCCTATTAAGTAAAGAAACTTTTAAAAGTATAGATTGGTTTATTAATAATCCTAATCCATCTTTAGAATTTAATATCAACACTAACCTCGGAGTCCCTGACAAGTTATGGGATGAGTTTATTAAAAAGGTCAAAGTACTTACAACATCTAGATCAGTGAAAAGATTTACAGTGTTTACCAGTGTAGATGGTTGGGGTAAGAAAGCTGAGTATGTTAGGGCAGGTCTTGATTTTAACCTCTTTAAAAAGAGATATGAACAACTGCTAAAGATACCTAATGTTAGAGCAACAATTATGTGTACCTTTAACATCTTTAGTGTTACTAGCATTAAAGAATTGTTAGAATGGCAATTAACACTTAAAAGAAAATACAACAACAGTAACATGGCCGCATCATGGGAAGTTGAGTATGGTATTGATCTAGGAGAAGTGGGCAAATCATTCACAGAACGAAAGGCTGCAAATCCAGATCAAGAATCTGTAGTGGGTATTGACATGCCATATCTACGCCAGCCTTGGTATTTAGATGCACAGTATATTGATAAAGCTACTGTGCAAAAATATCTTATTCCTGCTATAAATTTTATGGCTAGAAATACTGGTCAGCATATCTGGAATAGCCACCAAGGATTTGAAGACTATGAGCTTGAAAAATTAAAACGTATTGTTATTCAAATCCTTACTAAAATTAAAGCTGTTGAAGCAGGTGATAACATTGATACAATTTTAAATAGAGCAAAGTTCTATGACTTTGTTAATCAACTTGATGCACGTAACGGAACTAACTTCTTGGAAACTTTCCCCGAGATGAAAGAATTTTATCTCATGTGTGGAGAAATGACAAAATCGAAACATATTGTTAAGGATAAAGATGTCTGAACATTTAATACATTGGCGAGACCAGCATTTAAATTCTATTAGTACTAGTTTTTGTGCCGCTAAATGGTATAATGCTAGTATACAACTTGGATCAGGTTACACAGGGTCCTGTCATTTACCATTACCTCATTTGATTAATGCTGAACAGGTAAAAACTAATCCTAGTGCTATACACAACACTGATCATAAGAAGCAGATGCGTAAGATGATGCTGGAAGGTGTTAGGCCGGCTGAGTGTGGCTACTGTTGGAAAATTGAAGACATCGGACGCAACAGTGTCAGTGATAGAATCTATAAAAGTCAGCAATATGATGTTAATGATATAGCACGTATTCCCCAATTACCATGGGATGCCGATGTCGAATTGCAGACCCTTGAGATTAGTTTTGACAGACAATGCAACTTTGCCTGTAGCTATTGCAATGCAGGTTACAGTACTACCTGGTTACAGGATTTAGAAAAGAATGGAGCCTATCAAAACTTTATTGCTCCGGGCGGAGGAGGAGGTGCATATGAGGCTGATGGATCTTGGGCCGAGTCTCAAGGTAAACATCTAGATAACAATGCATACACTGAAGCATTCTTCCAATGGTGGCCAAGGCTATCAAAGTCTCTATATGAATTAAGGATCACTGGAGGTGAAGCCACAGTGAGTCAAAACTTCTGGAGATTCGTTGATATCATGCACACCAATGAAGCACCTAGTTTACGATTCGCAGTTAATTCTAATATGGGAATGGGAGAAAAGGCTCTCCATAAATTTGTTAACATAACACATTCTCTGCCAATTAAAGAATTTGATCTATATACCAGTAATGAGAGTTTTGGTGCCCATGCTGAATATATTCGAGACGGATTAGATTACGATCTTTGGAAAGGCAATCTAGTTTATTTTATAGAACACGCTAAATGTCGTGCAGTTACAATGATGATGACAATAAACAATCTATGTCTATTCAGCATTACAGAATTCTTAGATGACATGATGGCATTGAAATCTAAATACGGAAAGCATAAACCACATCTTAGTTTTAACATGTTACGTTGGCCAAGTTTTATGAGCCCACTATCATTGCCCGATGATATTAAACTTGAATTACATCAAAATTTAAAAGTATGGTATATTAAAAATAAAGACTCAAAGTTATTAGTTCCTTCAGAACTAGCTCAAATAGAAAGACTGTTAGATTACATTGAAGTGTTAGATAAAGGTCATGTTACAGTTACTGATGATAAATCTTTGTTGTTTCATGATTTCAAAAGTTTCTTCACACAATATGATCAACGTCGAGGAAAAGATATAGTATCAACATTCCCGAGATTAGCCGAATGGTATAACAGCATCGAACTAAGAAAAGACTTTATAATTAAACCATTAAATCAAGATGGCATCACCCCACCTGAGACTGGTGAATATAATAGCCCTATATAAATATTAAAATGAAAAGAAGATTTTTTGCGTTTGGATGTAGTTATACACTTTATTGTTATCCAACATGGGCCGATTTTATAGGTATTAATTTTGATGAGCACTACAATTATGGTAGGAGTGGAGCATCTAATACCTTTATTATGAATAAACTAATCGAAGCAGATGATCGATTTAATTTTAATCCAGATACTGACACAGTGATGATAATGTTAACTGGTATTGGCAGATTCTCGTACATGAGCAACAGCCAATGGATGACAGACGGTGATCTTCTTTCTAATTTCGCCCATACTAAAAATCCTAAAATTGGAAAAATTTTAGAAAGTATTTGGAGCGAAGAATGGATAGTTTACCAATCATGGGTCGCAGCCAAAGTTATAAAAAATTTATTAACTGCTAAAAACATACCGCATAAAATTTTAATGAGTATTGACAACAGAGAATATTTAAATGAGACCGCTGACATTGAGTTAACTCAAATTTCTCAAGTTCAAGAAATTTATAAATTGTTAGATATTAAAAAAACAGTAGATGAGTGGAAGACTGAATCAGCTGAAAATAACGACACTCCTTACTGGAACAATAAACAAGCCGATGGGCATCCTTCGATGAAAGCCCATTTTAAATTTGTTAAAGATCATTTCCCTAATTTAATCACAGAACGTTCAAAAGAATTGCTTGAGCAGAGCGAACTTTCTTTTGACAATCGTAGTTTAGAACATCAATTAGAAATTTACAAATTATTTCGTAAAGAACATGATGCAGGGTACTCGAACCCATTATTTGGAAAACATTAATGACAACTCCCCTTGTACTTCCTTTATTTTATGATTATGTATTTCCTAATTACATTTTACCAAATGCCCTGCCTCCTGAGTTAGGCGTAGTAAACTATCTACATTCTTTGCATTCAAATAGACTAAGTGGTCATACATTCTTTGACCAAACTGATACTGTTGGGACGTATCAAAATGTACTAACCTACATGTTTGAAAAGAGCTTTGGAGATTGGGCAAGTTCCTGGGGAGGCAGTCCACATTTAGTAGCAGGACCATTATCTTGGTATGTCTACTGCTGTGAACAGTCTGTATTTTTTGGTAAGAAGAAATTTAACAGATACATATATCCTATTAGGATTACACCCCATTTTGAAGATTTCACGGGTGTTGCAAATACTCAAAGTAGGCTCAACGGACAATACTTTTGGAAATTCATCTCCAAGGAAGTATTAGATGATGTTAGAAACAGACGAGCAATAATATTTTTAGATTACTCGTTGGAGAACTTTGTTGAAAAGTCTACATACGTTAAGTTACATACTAGCTTAGAGCAAAGTGGAATTCCTAAAGAACAAATAGTATTAGCTTACAACAGTTTTAATGCTCAAGAAAATTATGAAAATTGGTTTGCTGAAGAAGAACGTCGATTGATTGTTAGAAATTTTCCGTTTCTGATGATAAATGCATCTTACAGCTATAATGTACATCCTGATAAAGTTATGTCAGTTGACAATTTTCAACAAACAAAATCTAATATTAGAAATAATTATTTTGTTTTTAAAATTAGGCGTCCTAGGATTCATAGAAAAGTCCTCCTGTATCAATTATTCACAGATTCTTTATTAGAAAAGGGAGATTGGTCCTGGGTATCTGATGAGAGATTCTCAAACGAATCAATGGATAATATAGAAAGAGATTATAGAGTATTCTTAGATAGACAGAAAATTGAAGAATTTTGCAAGTCATTACCCCACCAATTACAAAAAGAACCCTATGCTGATTTTAATACGGCAGGTGCTTGGCATCATCAGGATAGAGAAACTTATCAAAATTCTTACTTTGATATATGTACGGAAACATACACACATCGAGGCCACCAATCATTAACTGAAAAGGTGTTCTCTCCTTTGATAAACTTCCAACCATTCTTTTTTGTTGCATTTCCTGGAGCTCTAAAACTTTTACAAGACCTAGGATTCAAAACTTTTCATCCCTTTATTGATGAAAGTTATGATAAAGAATTAGATACTGCACTACGAGTAAAAATGATCTATGATGAAATAAAAAGACTGTGCGCTATGAGCAAAGAAGAAATTCATAACTGGTATTGGAGTATGGAAGAGATTCTCACACATAATCATAACCATTTAAAAAATGTTTATAAGAATGAGCAACACTCTATAAGTTTAATGAGATATTTAAGTGACAGAATTAAAGGATAACAATGGCATATAACAGTAAAATAATAGGATGGATGCTTGAAAGTGAACTACGAGTTTTAGAATCTATAGCTCGAACTGTACCTAAACACGGTACTATCGTTGAAGTGGGATCTATGTTTGGAAAAAGTTCCGTATGTTGGGCATTAACTGCACCTACTGCAACTGTCTATTGTATAGATCTTTACGAAGATTGGGAACAGAGTTTTAACTCTGATATTGATGAAGATGAAAGTAAGGGATTTGTAAATATCCCTTTGAAAAATACAAAATATAATTCAAAACAAGAATTCCTTAACAACACAAAAGATATTAATAACATTGTTAGGATTGAAGGCGAAAGCCCGTATAACATTGATTATACAGGCGGCGAAATTGATGTATTCTTTTTAGATGCAGCACATTCAAATCCCAGTGATTGGGATAACTTGTGTTATTTTATTCCAATGATTAAAGCAGGGGGCATCCTATGTGGGCATGACCTTCATGTATTTCCTGACATAATGGAAAATGTTAAACGATTGGAAAAGATTCTCGGAGTACCATTTAAACATTATAATGGCGGAACAGTGTGGTCGTTTAAATTGAATAGAAAAATAACAAAGGAAGAGTTACTCTAATGAATTATAAATTGTCAAATTGGAATATATTTGATACATCTTATTTAAAAACATTTAATACAGATGTTCCTATATATAGTCCTTCAGTTTATCGTGAATTTCGAGGAGAAATATTTACAACGTATCATTCTACAGCACATCCTGTAAATAGCCTCTTACCTAAATCTGTTTCTGTGCATAGTCGTTTTTCAAAATCATATGCAGGTGTACTACGCGGCCTGCACTACGATGACAAGACATGGAAATTAGTACAGGCTCTTGTTGGGGATATCTATTTGGTTGTACTAGATGTACGACCAGGATCATCTACATTTGGTAAATGGGAATCTTATATAATCTCTGAGAAGACTAGAGATCAGGTGCTAGTTCCTCCTGGATTCGCCAACGGACACTTTGCCCTAACAGACTGCGTGTTTCACTATACATTGTTCTATCAAGGTGAATACGTAGATGAAAACAAACAAGGTGTTATAAAGTGGAATGATCCTCAGTTTAATATTGAATGGCCTACTAATACACCAACCTTACAACAAAGAGATAGATGATGATTAAACACTTAGAACAGTATCCAATCGTAAGACCTGACACGGGGTTTACAGAAAACGATTTAATTGATTTTGAAAATAAAATAGTTGACCATTGGGAATCAGCTAAGATCAAAGGACCAGTACATTTGTCACATGGCAATGAATCTGCGTTAATAGAAATATTTAAAAGAATACAAACTACAGATTGGGTATTCTCTACCTGGCGGTCACATTACCATGCGTTACTGAAGGGCATAGATCCTAATTGGATTGAACAGGAAATTTTAGCAGGTAAGTCTATTACATTATGCAACGTAGATAACAAGTTCTACTCTTCGGCAATTGTTGGAGGCACGCTGCCGATTGCACTAGGAGTAGCGCAGTCAATCAAACAAAGCGGTCTCGATGATAAAGTTTGGGTCTTTGTTGGTGATATGAGCTTCGAGAGTGGGTCTTTTTATGAAGTATGGAAGTATGCTAGAAACTTTGAGCTTCCACTACATTTTGTAGTAGAAGACAACGGCATATCAACTTATACTCCAACAGAAGCAACATGGAATATTAAAAGAGATATTCCCGTTGATGTGATACACTATTCTTACAAATCAAAATACCCACACTACGGAACTGGAAAATGGATCGCGTTTTAAAATTAATTTACAATGAGAGATATCCTATAAACGGATACGAAGACTACTTACTAAACGGAATACATCCAGCAGTTATTAAACACATTAAAGATAACTACATCGGTACTAACGTTCCTCGAGACACAATTATAAATCGTATCCAGAGCCTTAACAAAACTGATAGTTGGAGTGCTTTTTTCCGTGCAGGAAATTTCATAGGATATTATGTTAAGCATTATCCTCGTGAGAATATAATTAAAATTGATCAAATCATTGATGATGATTCTGTTTATGTCTTTCCAGTAGACATTGGTGCCAGTATGGATAGTATATATAAACTACATTCCTTGCACTTAGATGGTGTTGACTATTCATATCATTTTATTGATACAATTGACCCAACAGTACTAAACTATATCAGGACTGGCAAGGTTAAACTAGTATTCAATTGTATACATGATCCAATATATTTTTCCACTGAGTTAAGATTTGTAGAAAAATACCTAAACAGCTTGGGAATAAGTTCAAGTAATATTTTTATAATATCTGGAAATGACTATGTAAAATATTTCAAAGAATTTCCAGACAGCAAGCTGAATATTTCAAGTGGATTCTTGCCCCTACAGCAAGCAGGAGAACGGATAGACAACTTCCCAATGGTAACATCGTTGGGTTATATGTCTGATTTGGTTAGAGAGTCTGACTTAGATGTTAATCAACTCCGTCCTAAAAAGTTTTTATGTTTTAATAGAAACTTAAAGCCTCATAGATATTTCCTAGCATATCTTGGTCTTAAATTAAACTTGTTAGACACTAGTTATTTTAGTTTCCTTGTACATTCTGGTGGAGGTCAAGGAGCAGTTGATCATACATTAAATTTCTACAAGGGTGATAAGAGTTATGTTCAACAGATATACGATCTAGTTCCTTATCAATTAGATACTCAAGAACTGCCTGTTGAACAGCTCAATGGCTTCCCTACAAATAATAATAAAAAAGAATACTATCTAAATTCATATATACATATTACATCAGAGAGTATATTCAGTGAAGGCGATCCTAAAAATCCATTCTTCTCAGAAAAGACATTCCATCCAATTGTAAATCTGCAACCTTTTATATATGTTGGCAATGCTTATTCTTTAAAGACTCTGCAAGACTTGGGATTTAAAACGTTTCATCCTATTATTGATGAAAGCTACGACAATGAAGAAGATCCGCAAAAGCGTATGGCATTAATTGCCACAGAGATAGAACGGTTTAGTAAAATGTCATTAGAAGAAATACATCGACTATATTACTCAATGCGAGACATACTAGTTCATAACCAAAATCATTGTAAGTCTTATAGACAACACAATCCTTTTGAAACAACAATTAACAAAATTAAAAATCATGGAAATTAAACAAAAAACAATTATAGTAACCGGAGCAAGTGGCCTAGTTGGTGTACCTGCTGTCCGTAAATGTCTTGAGGAAGGTGCTGCCAAAGTATTTGCTGTAGACATTAGAATCAGCGATGCCCTGCGAGAATTAGAAGCTGAGTATCCTGGCAAGTGTATTGTTATACTAAAAGATTTAACATACCTACATGAGTGCGAAGACCTATTTGCTCATGAAAAGATTGATGTTGTCTTGCACATTGCCGGGGTTAAGGGCAGTCCTACTCGTACTGCAACCAGTCCTGCAGACTACATGTTCCCTATGAGCATGTTTAATATGAACATGATACAAGCATCATTCAAAGCTAATGTCGATTGGTTTGTATATCTATCGTCAGTGGGTGTATATGCTCCTGCTGATGTCATGGAAGAAGATAGTGTATGGACTACAATGCCCAGTAAGAATGACTGGCATCCAGGATGGACTAAGCGTATGGGCGAACTCGCTCTAGATGCCCTACGCATACAACATAACTGGACCAAGTGGACAGTTATCCGTCCTAGCAACATCTACGGATGCAATGACAACTTTGCCAAAGACGCAACAGTGATCAGTGCCAATGTATGGAAGCTATTAAATCTAGAAGGCGACATGGTATGTTGGGGCAACGGATCTGCACGTAGAGATTTTGTATTTGGTGATGATGTTGCACAGGCTAGTATTGATGTAGTTAAGAAAGAAGTTAATGATGTAATCAACTTTGGCTGCGGTGAGGCAGTTACTATTAAACAAACTATAGAAACAATAGTAGAAGTTTACAAAGAACTAACAGGCACAGAGAAAAACATTGTTTGGGACGAAACTAAACCTAACGGTGACTTACTAAGATGCCTTAGTGCAACCAAACAGCAGAAGTACGATATTTTACCGAGAACAACTTTGAAAGATGGCCTTAAGCTGACAATTTCCTCGTATATAAATAGGTATAATTAAAAACGCATATAATGACAAGGAACTAGCAATGTCGTATCAAAAAGTAATTGAACAAGGATTTCATGTAGGAAAGATCACTGAAGTGGTTGAGAATACAGAAGAAATGGACAAGTTCAGCAACGACCTAATAAACTTATCAGTTGATAAGTCAAAGCATTATACCTATAGGCATAACATAAACGAAGGATGGCCAGGCCTTGAGAACAAATTAGAAATATGGCAAATTCCAGAAAGAAGGAAACTGGTAAAAGATAATAATCTTACAATATTCCAACAATGGTATGAGACTACTCATATAACAGAAGAATTCAATCCTATTTTTAAGTTTTTTCAAAAAACAGCTGCCAACCTTGCTTTTAAAATCTACAATGAACTAAATGATTCTAACATACATCACATTGATAGTTTTACCATATTTGAAAAAGATGACTTTATCAAAGAGCACACAGACGGTGCTAACCCTGGACGTCTTTGCGTTGTTTTGATATATCTATCAGATCCTTCTACATACAATGACAGCGGCGGCAAATTGGTTATTTCTCAAAATCAAGTTCGTACCGAAGTGGAGCCTGTTAGAGGTAATTATGTTATATTAGATTTCACTAAGCATGATATCATACACAGTGTAGAAGCTGTTAAAAATGATTTTAAGAGATTTTGCTACATAGATTTTATATACAACAGAGACAAAAAAACAAATGAACACAAATACTAAAATTTTAATCACAGGCGGTGCTGGCCTAGTTGGACAAAACTTAACCAACAAACTAGTAGAATCTGGATATACAAATATCCGTGTACACCTACACACAAGACAACCTCGTATCAAACATGATGTTGTTGAGTATGTAACAGGTAACTTAATGGAATATGCAAATTGCATGGAAATTACTAAAGATGTCGGCATTGTTATTCATGCGGCCGCAAGTACGAGTAACGCAGTTGATACAGTACAAGATCCATTGGCGCACGTTACTCCTAACGTGGCCATGAACAACTTCTTAATTGACAGTGCATATCGTAATAAGGTTAAGAAGTATATCTTCATTAGCAGTAACACAGTCTATCCTCCTAAAGGCGACGAGCCTGTAGTTGAAACAGACTTCCTGTTTGATGACCCGTATCCAGTGTACTTTCCAGTAGGCTGGATGAAACGATATGCAGAAGTACAATGCGAGTTATATGCAAAGTATCTGCCTAACCCTATGACCACTGTGGTTATCCGTCCTGCAAACCTTTTTGGTCCTCACGACAAATACGACTTTGCCAAGTGTCACGTAACTCCTGCTACTATTCGCAAGGTTGCTGATAATATGAATCCTATTCCTTTATGGGGTAATGGTACAGAACTTCGTGATTTGCTATACATTGATGACTTCATTGAAGCACTACAATTAGTAATTGAAAAGCAAGAAACGTATGATGTATTCAATGTAGGTTGCAATGATGTTTACTCTGTAAATGATGTATTAGCTACAATGAAACAGATTGTAGGTAATAACAATCCTGTTGAGTACGTCAGCGGTAAACCTAGCATGATTCCTACAAGACGCATTGACTCTAACAAGATTAATCGTGTATTAGGTTGGTCTGCAAAAACTCCGTTAGCTGTTGGACTTAAGAAATCTCATGACTGGTATTTGGCAAACAAGGACGAGTTTAGATGAAAGTATTAATAACAGGTGGAGCGGGGTACTTAGGTTCAACTCTAACTGAACATCTGCTTAACAACGGGTATGAAGTTACAGTTTTTGATAACTTGTTGTATAAACAGTTGTCTCTTCTCCACTTGTTCAAACGTCCAGGTTTTAAATTTATCAAAGGTGATGTTAGAAATACAGAACAACTGCGGTTATTAGTAGAAGCACACGATGTGATTATTCCTTTGGCTGCTATTGTTGGTATGCCTGCCTGTAAAGAAAACCCTCAGCTAGCAATTGATGTAAATTATTATCATATTAGAAAAATTGTAGATGTTCTTAGAGACGATCAAAAGTTAATAATTCCAAATACAAATAGTCAATACGGTTCTAGTCCCGACGTTATCACAGAAGACAGTCCGTTTAAACCACTAAGCCTTTATGCTGAAACTAAATGCGATGCAGAGGAATACGTTCTTAAGCGTGGCAATGGTGTTGTTCTAAGACTTGCAACGGTGTTTGGTGTAAGCCCGCGAATGAGGCAAGACTTGTTGGTCAACGACTTTGTTTACAAAAGTGTAACAGATGGATATCTGGTGTTGTTTGAAGCTCACTTTAAACGTAACTATATCCATGTTCAAGATATTGCTCAAACGTTTGAGTTTATGATTAGAAATTACGATCGGTGTAGAGGACAGGTTTATAATGTAGGTCTAAGTACTGCCAATCTAAGTAAATTAGAACTAGCAGAAACAATTAAAAAGCATGTTCCTAATCTTGTAATCAAACAGGATGACTTCAAAGAAGACTTTGACAAACGTAACTACATTGTATCGAATGAAAAAATTGAAAAATTAGGCTGGAGTCCAATGTATGACCTAGACTACGGCATTAAACAATTGATCGAAGCATATCAAATAATAATAAATTACAACAACAGGAGTTTTACTAATCTATGAGCGAACGAAAATACTTACATACACTAGGCGATCTAATCGATCGGTTAAGTATTGTCCAATTAAAAGAAGTGTTTATTGCAGAACATAAAGAAGAATACTCGAAAGAGATTGCCGATATCGTACACGATATACAAATTATATTAAATGATACGGATGCTAAAATCACAGCAGATACTATTCGTGCTATTGTTGTTGTAAGTCAAATGAACTTACATATCTGGCACAACGAATCTAACTATCGACGTGGAATTAAAGATGGCAACAATTTAGAACTTACACACGGGCTGAACGGAATTCGCAATACAGCTAAGAATAAGATTCAAGAAGTTGTAGGCGGCCGCCTAGACTATAAAGTTGATTGTCTGGCTGCTGATTGGAAAGATTGGGAAATTAGTTGGAGTAAAAATGATAAGCAAACCTAATGCAGTAGTTTCTAAAGGTATGATATTTGCAGGATGTTCTTTTACTTGGGGGCAGGGCCTCTACTATTATAGTAATATGCCTTCATTAAAGGAACCACCACCGGATCATTATCGATCACAGTTAGTTAGATGGTCACATCATAAATTTCAAGAAACTATTAGGTATCCAAGATTAGTTGCTAATCATTTTAATACATTTGAGTTGACTCAGGATTTCAATGGCGGAGCTACTCACTCGATTATAAAGTATTGGGAAGAGAAGTTTTTTCAAACGGGAGATTTTCAAAAATCAATAGAAGATCGAGCCCAAAATTACGACTACGATGACATCTCCCATGTATTTTTTCAATTTACACAATGGTCCAGAACTGAACTAACTATTGAACATGGCGGAAAAACAATTGGTCCAAAACAAAGATATGAAATATGGCAGAGTCCCGAACATCTAAGTACTTTTATACAATGGTTAAATGCACAGAATATTACCTTTGATGAATTTATTCATAGATCTAAAAAGGAAGAAGTTGCTCGTGTTCGAGCTTTCTTAGAAAAGTTTGAACAACATGGTGCTAAAACAGCAGTACTATCATGGCCAGAAGATATGGTTGAATATATAACAGCAGATCCTTGGTTATCGGAAAGATTTATTCAGTTAGAACATAATGGCTCAACTTGGTCTAGCATTGAGAAATTAATGAAGGTTCACCAAGAACTAACAATAAACAGCGATTTTGAATATTTTGAAGATACTCCAAAAGATCATCACCCTTCTAAAACATGCCATCGTATAATGGCTAATGCTATTATAAAATATTTAGAAAAATCTAAACTCCAATGATCGAACATTTTATCGCAGGAGGATGCAGTTTTACTCACTGGGAAAATAGTTGGGTTAATACATTAGATCATTATTTAAAATCTAAAAATAATGATCTAACTTCTTCAAATACAGCCTTTCCTAGTCAAGGTCAGGGCATGATTCAAAAAAAAGTAATGCTCGACGTAGTTGAATCTCTTAATAAAGGAATACCGCCTGAAAAAATTTTAGTTGTAGTGATGTGGAGCGGAACCAGTAGATCGTCTTGGTACATAGACAATCCCGATATAATTAAAAAAATGGACCTAACGGATAGGCGCTTACTAGATTTAAAAAATAGTACATCGGACAGCGGTGGCTGGTATAATACTGAGCACGGTAATAACAAAAATGATTATATATTAGGTTTTACACAGCAACATTTTTTGCTTGATAAATTTCCCAATGGAGTTGGTAAAGTCCATGATAGCCTAGAGAATATTATAATGTTACAAAATTTTTGTAAATTACACAATGTAACATTAATTCAACAATTTTATATGGATTTTGTATTTGAGGATATTGAAAGATACAAAAATCACCAAATTATAAATTATCTATATAAACAATTAGATTTTGACAGTATAATAACACAGGGTATGTTAGAATACCTAGAGACTTTTTTAAATATTAGAAAAAAGAAATCTGAAACGCTGACACAGGAACAACGTATTGAATCATCTGAGAATTTGGAATTGTTTTCTTCAGACGGGTTTCATCCAGGTATATATGGAACAAAACTTTGGTGTAAAAATATACTATTTCCATTTTTAAAGAGTAAAAACATATGAATAAACCAACAACTGCCCCTTATCAATCTGCACTAACTGACGCAATGACATTCTTAGGAGAACAACCAGATGTAGTTTTTATAGGACAGCAGATTGTCTATGCTGGAAATCCTATGAGTACCACACTAGGCAATGTACCTAAAGATAAAATGATTGAAGTTCCGGTAATGGAAGAATCCCAGATGGGTATGTCATTGGGTATAGCAATGACTGGTAAGACTGTTATTACATTTTATCCTCGTTGGGATTTTATATTATTAGCAGCTAATCAGTTAATTAATCATATTGATAAATTTAAACTTATGACCGGAAAGACGGCTAACATATTAATTAGATTAGGCAAAGGCGCCGATACTCCTTTAGACCCGGGGCATCAACACAAAGGTAATTATTTTTCTGAATTCAAAGCAATGTGTCCTAACACAACGTTCCATAACTTAACCAGTGCTGAAAATATTGTAGATGCTTATAAGACGGCCTATGCTGAAGGCGGCGTACATGTGTTAGTTGAATACCCTGAATTGTATTATAATAAGTGATGAAAGTTATGGTTAACTTTGTCTAAGTTAGCTATCTTCTGCAGTTCTAAAATAAAGTCATTGAACAGAGGGTGTGTTGGTTCAAATATAGAAAGTTCACTTACCTCTTTAATAGAAAACTTTCCAGTCTGCCAATGCACTAACTGACGATAGTGTACATCAAATCCTACAGTAGAGTCTTTAAAAATATCAGAAATGATATTGTACATCTGTAACATCTCTTTATAGTTGTGTTGGCTAACGACCATTGAGAATGTCATATGTACGATTGATGACTGAGTACTTAGGAACTTAATGTTTTCTATAAGTTTATCCCAATCGCCGTTGAGTCTAGTTACATTCTCGTAGGTATCTTTGCATCCAGCGTCTATGCTTATCTCTACTACTTTGATAAACTTTTTAGATTTTAAACTGTTCCACATTTTTTCATTAAGTAGAACACCATTAGTAATAATTTGTATACATTCTAAATTTGGATAGAGATCTTCATTAAAATTGATTAGATAGTCTCTGTAGATCTTGGAATAAAAAGGATCTCCGCTACCTGTTATCATTATCTTTTTAAGTGAGGCAGCAAAAGATTCTTCTATAAATGACAACAATAATAATTTCCTTGCATGTTCATCAGAGTCGACATCGTCGTTTGAAACAAGGTCGGCTCGGCAAGAAGGACATTTTAAATTACAACTCCTATCGAATCCAAAAAGTATTTCTTCAGGCAAGCCTTGGAAATTTTTAACATCATCAACCGTTTTAATATTGTAAGTATGTTCAAAAGCTGATCTTTCCAAGAGTACCGGTGCGGGTATCCCGGTGTTGATCAAACTTGACAGTGCAGGACATATCTTATGATTGCAGTACTTATACGAGCCATCTACTACTGATTTTCTAACTTCTTGAATTGAAGGTGAGTTCCAATTTTTTAATAAATCTTCATCCGACGATACTGGATCCCAATTAGTATGGTTATCTTTGGTTTCTCGAATGTTAGTAGGACACCAAGAAGGGCAACAAATATACTGGCTAGTCCCTTGTACGTCCAAATATCTAAAAGGGGAAATGCAAACGTATTTTTTTAAAATATCTGACATGTAATTGAAATGAGTTAATATCTTTACTTACCTAGTTTAATGAGTGTATAATAAATTTACCAACAAATTTGTTGAAGTTAAATAAATCAAATGAAAATTGTATTAGTAACAGGTGGCTTTGATCCACTACATAGCGGACACATTGAATACTTTAAGGCTGCTCGTCAACTCGGCAATCTCTTGGTTGTAGGTGTTAACAGTGATGCTTGGCTTGCACGTAAAAAGGGTAGATCCTTTATGCCAATAACAGAGCGCAAAGCAATCATTGAAAATATATACCAAGTACATCGTGTTATAGAATTTAATGATGACGATAGCAGTGCTATAGATGCTATTCAACAGGTAAAGGAAATGTTTCCTAGAGATAAGGTTATCTTTGCCAATGGCGGCGATCGTACCAAAGACAACATTCCAGAAATGGTATTTGAAGATGTTGAGTTTGCGTTTGGAGTAGGAGGCACCAATAAAGCTAATAGCAGTAGTTGGATACTTGAAGAGTGGAAAGCTCCTAAGACTGAACGCCCATGGGGATACTATCGTGTCCTACATGATGTTGTTGGTACTAAAGTTAAAGAGTTAACAGTTGAACCCGGACAGAAATTGAGTATGCAACGACACGCTAGCCGAGCAGAGCACTGGCATGTTGCTGAAGGGCAGTGTATAGTACATTCAATGATGCCCAATGGATATGCACTTCCAGTAACTGAGCTGTCAACTCATATGTCTTATAAAGTTGCCAAAGGAGATTGGCATCAACTATCGAATCCCTACGATAAACCTTGTAGGATAGTCGAAATACAATACGGAGCCGCCTGCGATGAGTCAGATATTGAGCGTAGATAAAGATGCGTTCTCTAGCGGGCAAGTTGGCAGTAAGATATGGCTCTGTGAAGAATTAGAAAAACTATTCTCTAGTATAGACACAGTTTGGATCTACGGTGGCTGGTATGGTATAACAGCATTCTTACTGCGTAGTAGGGGACAACTAGATATAGGAACAATTAGAAGTTATGACATTGATCCTTACTGCGAACAAGTTGCAGACATGTTCAATGAGAATTGGGTGTATCAAGATTGGAAGTTTAAAGCACATACCGCTGACTGTAATAAGTTAGATTTTAAGTCTGCACCTCCTGATCTAGTAATTAATACCAGCACAGAGCATTTTAATAGTTTTGATTGGTGGCATCGTATTCCAAAAGGAACTACAGTAGTGTTACAGGGTAACAATATGATACACAATGATCATTTTGTACATAGCACTTGTCTAGCAGAATTTGTAGCACAGTTTTCTGTAACTGAAATATTGTACACAGGTGAGAAACAATTTGTTTATCCAGACTGGCGCTTTACTAGGTATATGCTAATAGGTGTCAAATGACCACTGATTTATTTTTATACGCTAATGGTGATAGTTTTGTTAAAGGAGACGAACTAGGTAATTTCTTAAAAACAGATTTCCCTGGTTATTACAATTTTAGCGAAGAAAGACCTGAGCGTATGGACTCGTGGATCTTAGAAGACCAACAAAAAAATAAATTTAGATCTACTAATTTTTTTAAAACAATTAGCGCGGAAGAAGATAAAAGGAATTTTGCCGCTAAGATTCAAAAACATTTAAATTGTAATTTTTTAAATAATGCACAAGGTGGCAGCAGTAATGACAGAACAACTAGGATTGCATTACAAGATTTAATAGAAATAAAAAAACAACATAAAAATATTGTTGCACTTATAGGTACTGCTGAACCGTCAAGATTAGAATTACCAAATGACAACACTGATCTTCTTTGGAAACCTTATTTCTTGGCAAAAACTGATAATATCAATAATCCGATATCTCAATTTTATTTGTTAAACCTAAATCGTTACCACAGAATGGTTATGTTCTATAAAAATGTAATTCTTCTTCAAGATTTTTGTAAAGTAAATAGTATAAAGTTACTTTGGGTCGCAGGAAATACTAACATTGTTGAAAATAATGGTGTTGATACAGATGCAGAAGATTATAATAATTTTAAAGAATATGCAAATTTTAGTTATGCAGTAGAAATGCCTAAAATAGCCAAAGATATCGATATTGGCGTTATGTGCCCAGGGCGACACTTTGCAGAAAAAGTACATGATGCCGTAGCAACGTTACTGCTAGGAAAAATTTAAGGAAAACCGATGTTTAAAAGATTTTATAATTTTATTGTTAACGAAATTAAATTTAGAATAGAACGACGAAAAATTCGTAAAAGAATGAAAGAACTTCAAAAACGAGATCCATTCATCTACAAATAATATGGACTATATTGGACTAAGTTGCGGTTTCCACGATGCCGCTGTGAGTGTTGTTGATTCATCTGGGAATATCGTATTTTCCGGACACAGTGAGCGATATAGTAAGAGTAAGCATGACGAAAATCTTTGTGGATCTATAATAACAGACGCCCTGCAATACACTGAAGACTACCAAATTCACTATTATGAAAGACCGCTACTAAAGTATTTGCGACAATTAGTAGCAGGCCAGAAACCTGCTATCAGTAATGTAAATGTTAAAAATATAATCGGAGCTTCTAACATGCAGTTGTTAGGCAATCAGAAAGTTTATACTCATAATCACCATTTAAGTCACGCCGCCGCAGGATTCCAAACAAGTCCCTACGATGATGCCACGGTTGTGATTATTGATGCTATAGGGGAGTTTGACACTATTACCATTTGGCATGCTGAATACGACAGTGACACTGGCCGAGCTGAATACAAGAAGTTATGGTCTCAATCTTATCCTCATAGTATTGGCTTATTTTACAGTGCAATGACTTCTAGTGTAGGACTGCGCCCTCTTGATGAAGAGTATATATTAATGGGCATGGCAGCTTATGGATCTCCTAAGGTAGACCTAACCGGGCTAGTAGCCAACGAAACAAAATTAAAGTTTAATTACAACCTACATAAGGGAGTAGATCCAGACCTGATTAAAGGTGCTGATCATTATGACATAGCTGCCAGTAGTCAAGAATTGGTTGAAACTTTAATAACAAGTGTGATTAAAAAAGCAAAACAACTAGGGCATAGTAACAATCTAGTCTATGGCGGCGGCGTTGCTCTTAACTGTAGTGCTAATAGGCTACTAGGTGAGTACTATAATAACATTTGGATTATGCCTAATCCTGGAGATGCTGGTAGTAGTCTTGGCGCAGCCGCTCTAGGCTACAAATATAAAATACAATGGACTGATGCGTTCCTTGGCTATGAGATACCGGGACCGTATCCAGTTGACAATATTATCAAAGAATTGTACACTAATAAGATAGTCGGAGTAGCCAGCGGTCGGGCAGAGTTTGGCCCGAGAGCATTGGGCAATAGGAGTTTGTTGGCAGACCCTAGAGGCCCGGAGATCAAGGATAAAGTAAATGAAATTAAACGTAGACAAAAGTTCAGACCTTTCGCCCCAGTCATTTTGGAGGAGTATGCTGATAGTTATTTTGATATGCCTCGTGGGTTCAGTAACAGTAGGTATATGCAAGTCATCGCTCGTTGCAGGCATCCTGACTTATTTCCTGCTATCGTTCACGCTGACGGGACTTCTAGGGTACAAACTGTTCCAAGAGATGGAAGTGGAATAAGAAAACTGTTAGAACGTTGGTATGATGAGACAGGTTGTCCAATGTTATTAAACACTAGCCTTAACATTCGTGGTGAGCCCATGGTCAATGATCGTGCAGACGCAGATCGATTCGAATCATTGTATAAAATCCAAGTCTGCTCCTAAATTTTACCAAAACCGGTTGCTTTTTGCCAACTTTGACTGTATAATAGTCATTGTTGTATAATTATTTTACCACTAACGAAAAAGGAGGTCTTCAATGACTGATCTAACGCTAGATAGGGAACAACCGAATGTGGATGTTACAGTCTTAGTAAAAGCTGTAAAAGTTCTACTAATGGTAGTAGCACTGATGCTTTCGGTGTTTATGCTTAAATGGGTAGTTGTTGACAAGCTCGACAAATACGAAGCTATGGAAAGTTCCCAAATCACAACAGCAATGCGAGAAAGACAATTAACTTGTCTTGCTACAAACATTTACTATGAAGCAGGTAACCAGCCCTTTGAAGGCAAGGTAGCTGTAGCACAAGTAACAATAAACAGAACCGAAAGCGGCTTATATCCGGCTGACATCTGCAAAACTATCTATCAAAAGAACATTGTCTACGAAAAGGTTCTTTGCCAATTTAGCTGGGTCTGTGACAGGACTGTTATGGCTAGGCCCGTTAATCGAGCCAATTTTAAAGAAAGTGAAGAAGTTGCTAAGAAAGTTCTCTTAGAAGGTTTCCGCTTACCTAGTTTAAAGGATGCAATGTACTTCCATGGAGATTATATTAATCCAGGATGGAAACGTGAAAAGATTGCAAAAATTGGAAATCATATTTTTTACAAGTAAGGACTTAACATGAAATTTATCGGACTCATTGCTAAACTGTTCAACTTTGTTTACACGTTTTTTAAAGACCATTTAGGCCATTTAAGTGCTCATACTCTAGGTTGGATTACTATTGTACTATTGCACTTTGCGGCTGTTCCTACTTTGTTGGCTATGATCCTAGCACAGAGTGACAAGCTACCACCTTATGATCTAATGATCTTTGTTTGGGCCGCCCTAACTACATTGTTCTTTAAAAGCCTTATCGAAAAGAACTTCCTGTATGTTTCTACAATTTGCGTAGGATTTATCGGACAGGTAGTCATGTTGGGAATGATTGTATTCAAATAAATAAAAGAATGCGAATCACAGAACTCTTAGCTGAAAAGAAACTACCCACCCCCACAGCCAGCCAATGCTCTGTGGGGCATTCTCGTTTAAGCAATGTACGTTATAGTCAGTGTGTAAGTCATGGTTTATTAAAACGTGACACTGATCATACAGCCGGAACTGGTAAACAAGGTGTTAAAGGTTCTGGAGTAAAACTAAAAGGCCGCAAGCTCAAAAGCGCCGCTCACGGCGGTCCAGTTAAAGATTACTCATAATCCTGGTCGTCACCTTCAGTGTAAGTTTCTACAACCTTTTCAAGGAACTCGTGGAAATCTAAACTTCCCCAACATTCATCAAGTTGATAAATTTTCTCCTCTTCGTCGTGCGTCCATTCATCGACTCCGAGTATTTCCATAAGTTCGTTAAAGGTGATATGCTCACCTCGCATATTGCTTACCCAGACGCAGGTTAAAAAACTGCACATGAATATTAAATTGTTGTTATCAATTCCGTATTCATCACACCATTCTCCTGCCTTATTAAGGTAGTAATCTATGTCTTGAATGCGATGTTCTAATTGTATGATCCATTCTTTAGTGTCATCTCTAGACCAGTATGCCATTAATTGTACCCTCTGCTTTTATCTAATTCTACGCACTCTGGACATTCACAGTCCGGGCAGTATTCGCATTTGGTACAACTATGATTGCAGTGCGCAGGACAACCGCATTTGCATTTAGCTGTAAATCGTTTGTAGTTTTGAAAATCGTCCATGTATTTTTCCATGTTCTTCTCCTGCTTGAATATTTATAGTGTAAATAGTAGTATGATTAATATAACATCAAATGCTAAAACAAAGATTACAGACCTCTTAATGGAGGAAAATAATCCAAAACTTGCTCTACGCACCTTTGTGCAGGGCGGTGGCTGTTCTGGTTTTAGTTATGGGTTTACCTTTGATGAAGAACTCAACGAAGATGATTTTGAATTCCCAATCGGTGAATTTAAAGTTGTAGTGGATGCTATGAGTATGCAGTATCTCCAAGGTGCAGAAATTGATTATAAAGAAGATCTACAGGGGTCTAGCTTTTCAATAAAAAATCCAAATGCCCAATCTACTTGCGGCTGTGGCAGTAGTTTTTCCATTTAAAATGGTAAAAGTCTTGTTGACAATCTGCTAAAATGAATGTATAATTGTTGTATGTTCAACCAACTATCCTTTTAATATGACTGATTGTTATCGAGTTATTTCCAGTTTGGAAGACCACTCTAGTCGCCTAAACAAAGAAGCGATCCTAGAAGCAGAAATTGACAACGTAGAATTGTTTGAAGGTATGCGTATGGCCTTGGACAATCTCTATACTTTTGGAGTTAAGAAAGTTCCCACCCACGGTGGTCCTGATGGACAGGGGCTTCCTTGGGAAGCGTTCAAAGAACTCTGTCATTTGTTGTACACTAGGCAGCTTACCGGACACGATGCTCGTGATGCTATTGAACTTGCTCTTTCTGCAAGTACACAAAAGCAGTGGAATGATTGGTACCGTCGTATCCTTATCAAGGATCTTCGTTGCGGTGTCAGCGAAAAAACAATCAACAAAATTAAAAAGAATGCTGTTCCTGTCTTTGAATGTATGTTGGCCCATGATGGTGCTAATCACGAAAAGAAAGTAGCAGGTAAGAAACTCCTTGAGCCCAAACTCGACGGAGTTCGCGTCATTACGATTATTAACGCAGAAAATAAAACTGCCACAATGTACAGTCGCAACGGCAAGCTTCTAGAAAACTTTGGGCATATTACTTCAGCCTTGGAAGCAAACATTGAGTTGTTTGAACGCAGTCTAGTCCTAGATGGCGAAATGGTCAGTAGTAGTTTCCAGGCACTGATGAAGCAGGTGCATCGTAAAAGTGATGTTCAAAGCGAAGATGCTCGACTAATGTTGTTTGACATCTTGCCACTCAGCGAATTCCAAAAAGGTAAAAGCGTCCTCGGACAGAAACGTCGAAGTAACCTCTTACGTTCTATGAAGGCTACCTTTGATAAAGTGGGCAGTATTGATCTTATTCCACAGATCGAAGTAGACTTAGACACAGCCGTAGGCGAGATGCAGTTCAAGCAATACAACAAAGATGCCATCGAAGCAGGCTTTGAAGGTATTATGATTAAGGACGTAGATGCTGAGTATGTATGCAAACGTCACGTATCTTGGCTCAAACAAAAACCATTTATTGAAGTAAGTTTAACAGTTGTAGCAGTAGAAGAAGGAACAGGAAAAAATGAAGGACGCATGGGTGCAATTATCTGCGAAGGCGAAGACGACGGTAAGAAAATCGCGGTCAACGTTGGTAGTGGATTTACAGACGATCAACGAACAGATTTCTGGAATAGTCGAGAAGATATCTTGGGTCAAGTCGTGGAAGTCCGAGCGGATGCGGCAACTAGGAGTCAAGATAGCGAAAACGTGTGGAGTCTCCGGTTCCCTAGATTCCTCCGGTTCCGCGGCTTTAAAGCAGGTGAAAAAATCTAAAATGGATAAACAAGCAGTTAAAGATCTAACCTACGGAGGTATATCTGAGCTTATGAGAAATTCTAACTACTATTATTTTAGTAGTGTAGGTTCAACTTATAGCCATTGGACTGAAGCCGGAAAACAGGCACTCCACGAATACATGGAACTAATGGCATTTAAGTTCCATGAAGCTGAACAGGAATCGTTAAATAAACGAGCCAAAGAATTGGTAATTAAAGGACTAAAAGGAGAACAGGTTTAAGTGGCCAAAGAAGATATGATCAGCCTTGAAGGCAAGGTTGAGGAAGTACTACCTAATGCAATGTTTAGGGTAGTATTGGAACAAGGTTCCACAGTGTTAGGACACATCTCGGGCAAGATGCGTCAGAATAGAATTACCATCCTGCAAGGGGATAAGGTAAAAGTAGAAATGAGCCCATACGACCTAACCAAGTGTCGTATTGTTTACCGTAGTAAATGATGTTCACCCAATAAAAAAGCCCCTTCCGGGGCTCTTTCATTCTAAGTATTGTTTCCAACTTGGATGTTGGTAATCCCAACTTAATTTCTTGCGCTTTTCAACCAACTGGAAGTAGTTTGGTTTGTAGGGCTTGACCTTGGGCACAATCTTTTTGTTGTTGCCTTTAGTAGCGTTACAATCTGCACAGGCGCAGACAGTGTTTTCAAACGTAGTCTTACCGCCGTGGCTTACTGGCAGTACGTGGTCTAACGTAGCAGTTTTTTTGCTGACATCATCACCGCAGTATTGGCAGATATAGCTGTCACGCAAGAATACATTATGCTTAGAAAAGCGGATGCTGGTCTTACGTTTTTCATATTCTTTTAGGATCATAACACTGGGCACGGCTGTTTCCCAATTTGCACTATGCACAATCCAATCTTCGTAAAATTCCAAAGGCGTGGCTTTATCAAGTACCAAATACTTGATAGCGTCTTCCCAAGAGATTGTTGAAAGTGGCAGATAGGAAATTGGTGATCCGTCTGCATTTAGCATTAAAGTTGACATGATTGTACTACTGGTTATTGTTCCATAGTATTTATTGTAGCATATAATACCAGAAAAGTCAAGATCATAGTTTGTTTATTTTTAGGTCGCTGTCTACGGGCAAATTCCATAATCTACGATTTTCTACTCCACGGGCCTGGGCAAACTTTTTTGGATTACAATTTGGGCATACATGCTGATATTCATCATTTACTCTCCGATGATCCATTTTACCTAAAGCTCTTTCGAATACGGACAAGCAAGAATTACATTTAAGAACAGCCACGGTTCTAGTCCTTGAATAGGTATGCTCAACTCCTAGACTGCTTTTTCTGGTATATTGAATTGAAATCTTTTTTGTTTCTAGGAACATTGAGTATTTACATTTGGATTATAAAAATCCAAACTAAATAGTGTCATGAGCCATTCTACTAATATCCATTCCGGCATTGTTAATCCAGCAAGCCCCTTAAACGCCAAAGAAATACAGGACAAACAGGACTTTGTTTCTCTTGATGTTCCTTTGTTAATTCGTGTACTTGAATTAGTTCGTGAAGATATTAAAACAGACAAGGACTTGCACGATCTAGTAGAACGAATATTGTCTATAAAGAATATGGGTGTTCTTACCATGGATCATTATGACAAGATTGCCGGTGCTCAACAAGGTCAAGAATTAGAATCAATTAAAAAATTGGCGGGAATTAGATAATGGCTATTCAATATATTAACACAGGATCGAGTGCAAACGCCGGCAATGGCGACAGCCTAAGATCCGCTTTCATCAAAGTTAATAATAACTTTGCTTATTTGAGCACTGCTAGTTTTGGTGGCGGCACTGGAAATGGTTATACTGGTAGCCGAGGACTTACTGGATATACCGGCAGTCGAGGTGATCAGGGGAGTATTGGGTATACCGGCTCTTCTTCTGGAAACGTTAATACTGGAGTTCAAAATAGATTAGCCTATTATGCTACTACAGGAACAACCCTAAGTTCTCTTTCTGCAATCGTGTATACCCCTGGAACCGGATCATCGTTTCCATCTTTGCAAATTGGGGCCCCTGGAATATCGCCTTTATTTTCAATTGTTAGAAATGCCTACACTTCGAGCACAGGTGGATTTGTCTATTCTCAACATCACAGTACTCCTGATGCTGCAAATTTTACATATTATAGAACTCGTGGTACTAGTACAGACCCGACTAATGTACAAAACGGTGACGAGATCGCTGATATTGTGTTTGCTGGATATCACGACGGAATAGCTGTAGCTGCCTTGGTGACTGTAGCTGTCGACGGAGAACCTTCGACAGCTGGAAACGTACCAGCCAAATATCAAATCAGCACCAATGATGGAGCCGGACATAGAGATTTTGGAGCTGAATTAAGTAGTTCAAGTACATGGAAGATTAACAAATTAAGCCATTTATCTACAACTACAAGTTCAATTATTGTTTCTACAAATTTAATTCCAAGTACTAACAATACATATGATCTAGGTAGTACCAGCAGTCAATGGCGCAGTCTATATGTTGGAACTAGTACAATCTATCTAGGTGGAGTTGCACTAGGAATTGCTAATAGTCAACTGACAGTAAATGGTGCACCAATACAAACTAGTTCTTTAGTCAGTGTAGGAAATACTGCTCCTGTTACTTCAACTACTGGTACATTATGGTACGATGATGCCAGTGGACGTACATACATATATTATGACGATTCCTGGGTCGATGCTAGCCCAAGTGCTGTAGGATATACAGGTAGTGCAGGTGCTGGATATACAGGTAGTGCAGGCAATCAAGGCCCGATTGGTTACACTGGTAGTGCAGGTGGAGGCGGTTCAGGTATAGAGTCAACTTCGACTTTAGTTAACGGAACATGGACAGTAAGTTTATCTATAGACGGTACTTTAAAATCTCCACTCCGTCGTGATGACACACATACCGCAACAAACTTTATTGTTAACTACAATCCAGTAACACAAGAACTAACTACTTCATTAAATTATTCAACAAGTTTTAATACAAATACAACAGTTGCAAATGCTATTAACGCTACTACTGCTACCACTGCGGGACGGTTGGGCAATTTAAGAGTTGTTGCTCCTCCTAGTTCATTGTCAGGTACAAGTACTAATGCTGTAGGTGATATTGCATTTGATAGTTCGTATTTTTATTATTGTTCAGGTACCTTCACTTCAGCAACTAATGTTATTTTGTTGTCCCAATTGGAAGAATTTACTAATCCTACAGCAACTATACATTTTACCAAAGGTGCAGTTACTCCAGAAATAGGATGGACTTTATCTGCTTCATATTCGTCATGGACTATCACAGGAGTAGTCGATGATGGTTACCCTAATAATACATGGTCGGTGGACATAAGTGGATTTGGTAATGGATTTTACAGTCTAGCAACAGGTACTGTCTTTACAATGACTGACCCTACTCCAAATGCTATTTGGCAAAAGACTCCTTGGAGTGCAATTACAAGCACCGGAACTGTGGCAAGGGCAACTACAGCAACTTATGCTTCAATCATGTTAACAGAACCAACGCCGACATCTAGTACTTCAACTGGTGTAAAGGGACAAATTGCAGTAAGTAGTACTGGTATGTATGTCTGTGTAGCAACTAACAGCTGGCTGAGATTTGACGGCGTAACTTTTTAACATAATCGGGAATATACAATAAATGGCAATACTAAATTTTCCAAACACAGGCTTATATGTAGGCCTGACCTACACCGGAGACAACGGTGTAACATACGTCTACGATGGTGTTAAATGGGTAGGTGAAGCCCTGGTAACTCAAGGAACTACTGGATTTACCGGTAGCCGTGGCTTCTTAGGTTACACTGGCAGTCGAGGAGTAGGCTATACCGGAAGTCAGGGCGATCAAGGTTACGCAGGTAGTCGAGGTAACTTGGGTTTTACAGGTAGTGAAGGTTACACAGGCAGCAGAGGTGAGCCAGGTGATCGAGGACTACAGGGCAATGACGGCCAAATAGGCTACAGTGGTAGCCAAGGTGATATTGGTTTTGTAGGTAGCCAAGGTGATATTGGTTACGTAGGCAGCGAAGGTACTCCTGGACAACAGGGTAACAGAGGTTATACTGGTAGCGAAGGAGCTCAGGGTAGTCCGGGCTTACAAGGTCTCACAGGTGCTCAAGGTATTAGTATAGTATTAGTTGGTAGTACAACTACTGTAACAACATCTACAGTTGGATTCGGTACAGCAGGGCAAGGTTGGATTAATACTACAGACGGTGATGTTTATTTCTGGAATACAGGAACACAACTATGGGAAAACATTGGGCCTATCGTTGGTCCGCAAGGTGATCTAGGCTATACAGGTAGTCAAGGCTCACAGGGTAATATTGGTCTAACAGGCGATACTGGATACACAGGCAGTCAAGGCGATAACGGTTATGTAGGAAGCCGAGGAATTGACGGATATGTAGGCAGCAAAGGTGATATTGGCTACGTAGGAAGCAAAGGTGATATCGGCTACTCTGGAAGTCGTGGATTACAGGGTTATGATGGAAGTCAAGGTGATCCAGGTTATGTAGGATCACAGGGCGATGTGGGTTATGTTGGTAGCCAAGGAGACGCTGGATACACTGGTAGTCAAGGTGATCCCGGTTACGCAGGTAGTCAAGGTGATGTTGGCTATGTAGGTAGCACAGGTGATGCGGGCCCGCAAGGATATTCAGGTAGTGTTGGTTTTACGGGCAGTGTTGGTTATACTGGTTCAGAAGGTGCAGGATATACAGGTAGTCAAGGTGATGTTGGATACACGGGTAGTCAAGGTGCAGAAGATAGATTAACCACAGGTAGTTACAGCGTAGTATTAGGTGCAGATGGTATCATTACTCTACCAAACACCATGACCATAGACGCTTCGGGCACAAATGGCGAGGATGTTCGAATTGGTGGCACAAGCACCTGGATCAGTGTTAACAATAATGGAGCACCTCCAGGATTTTATGTCAGAACTAATGCGGATAGCACTCCGCACCAGTGGATGTTTGATGTAGATGGTAATTTTACTGCCCCTGGACATTTATTGCCTGAAATTGATCTAACCTATGATCTAGGATCTACATCAAGTCAATGGCGTAGTATCTATGTTGGTACAGGTACAATCTTTATTGGTGGAGTAGCACTAGGTGTTAACCAAGACAACTATGTTACAGTTGATGGCAATCCTATTATCACAGTTAACACCGCAGGTAATATAACCATACAGGGTGATAATATTCTTACACCTGTAACAGTTTCTGCGTTTGCACCAGATGCTAGTGTTACTGATGGTAATTTATGGTTCAACAATTTAGACGGACGTACTTATGTTTCCTACAATGGACAATGGTTAGACTCTAGCCCAGCAGTGGTTCCAAATCCAGGAACATATTTAGGCAACATTGACATCGATGGCGACACTCTAAACATTAATGGTTCAACTCTGACTATCAACACAGCTGGTACATTGTTAGTTAATGGTAGCGAAGTAAGCGGTAGTGGCTATGGTGCTACACTGACAGCTAGTGCTACAGATCCTGAAACAAGTACAGGTACACTATGGTTTAATACCATAGAAGGTCGCACTTACTTGAAGTATAACGATCAGTGGGTTGATGTAAATCCAACAGTAGTTCCACAGCCTAGTACATACCTAGACGAAATCACCATTGATGGTTCGACTATCAATATGAACGGTAGCACACTGGCAATCAATACTGCTGGTGTACTATTGGTCAATGGTGAAGAAGTCACAGGTAGCGGTAACACTGGCGCAATCACTTTTGATGGTGTTAAGATCATAGGTGATGGTAATGACGGACAAGTAGGTTCTATTAAACTAGTACCTAACAATGCTTTCTACGGTGGCGGACAGTGGGTAAACATTTATCCTACCAGTGCATTTGACTATCCCCATGTACACATGGCAGCAGGCGCCGGTGGTGAACTGTACATCGGTGATGACCAGCAGTATGTTAAAACTGGCATTAATGGTAATATTGATATTAGTTCATATGATGGCACTAATACCAATGTATGGTCATTTGGTACAGATGGTTCTACTACATTCCCTAGCAGTTTGAAAGTAATTACTGCCGCTAGTCTAACTGGAGGAGCACAGGCTGGAACTGTAATCCTACAAGAGGATGAAGGAGTATTACAGATAGCGTCTACTGGAACCGGCACTATGGTTATCGGATGGGGGTCAGTTATCGGCCCAGGAGACATAGCCACTGTGAATTTTAGCAGTAGTGGTGCTCAGGTAATCACAGGGGATCTCAATACTACTACCAATGCTTGGTTGTTTGGCATGGATGGCAGCATCACATTCCCTGACGCAACAGTACAGACAACAGCTTATATTGGTGGTGGTGGCGGCGGAGGTTATACTGGTTCACAAGGTGACATTGGATATACTGGTAGTGCAGGAGTAGGTTATACTGGTTCACAAGGTGACATTGGATATACTGGTAGTGCAGGAGTAGGTTATACTGGTTCACAAGGGGATGTTGGATATACTGGCTCTGCTGGAGTAGGTTATACTGGTAGTGCTGGAGTAGCAGGCAACTATGTTGCTACACTAACAGCAGGCACAGGAACAAGTGTAAGTGCTTCAACTGGATCTGTAACTGTATGGTTCAATACCAGCACATTGGTTAGTCAAGCAGTTAATGCCTATGGTGTTAATAACTCCGCTAATACGGCGACATTTAGAATAACAACTGTTCCATCTGCGCTAACTGGTGTAATTGGTGATACAGTTGGGGACATGGCAGGCGACAGTACTTACCTATATCGTTGCCATACATCACTAGTTAGTTACGAATATACTGTATATCAAGGTGGTTCGGGCGGTGGCATTCAAATACAAAGAACTGGAATACAACCTCAGATAGGCTGGACTTTTGTATTTAGAGGTGTAACCTATACAATTACAAACGTAACAGATATAACTACTGCTTGGGTTATAGTAGCAGGCGGAACTACATTTACTTGGTTAATCGGTGAAAAGCTATATGGTATCCCAAGTGGCCAAGGCAATGTTTGGGCTCGCACCCCGTGGGATGCTATTACTACTTCTACGACTTCAACTGTAACAATTACTAATACATCTTCAGCAAGTTCGACAGCCACAGGTGCTCTAAGGGTAGTCAACGGTGGAGCAGGTATTGGTGGTAGTTTATGGGCTGGCACAATTTACAGCAATGATGGATACTTCCGTGGTCCGAGCGGTTTTGGTCAACTTCAATTAGTATCAGGTGGTGAATTGTCTATACCATCTAACCTAGCAATAGCGAGCGGAGGATTGATTAAAGGTCCAGGCGGCAGCACACACATTGGATTGTTGAGTGGTACAGGCGGTAGTGTTAGATTTTATAATACTGCTACAATATCAGGCACGACTACGGCTACATCAACACAGACAGGTGCTCTAACAGTAGCAGGCGGTGTTGGTATCGGTGGCAATGCTTATGTTGGTGGTAATGTTGTTACACCAAACAGACCAGCGTTCCGTGTTGTAGGTAATGGCGGTGCTATTAGCACTGGCACTACAATTACTAACAGTCATTTTGTTGTTGACTTTAATCAAGGAAACTATCTAACTACATCAACAGGTATCTTTACAGCTCCTGTTGCCGGGTTGTATTCAATACATTTAGTAATGCGAACTAACAGTAATACAAACTCAACTATTAACCAGGCGATTGTTTATCAAAATACTTCTACAGTTTTATTGATGTTAGAATACGGCGTTAATACAACAATGAACCATGCAGGTGTTAGTACCGTGGCTAAGTTAGCAGTAGGTGATACACTTAGAGCACAGGTAGCGGTTGGAACACTGTCTTTTGATGGTAACGACAACTGGTCGGTGGCATACATAGGATAAGAAAAAGGGTAAATACAACATTATGACAGCACCAATCACATTTCCCACAAATCCCACACTAGGGCAGGAATATATTCCCGATAACGCAGCAGTTTATGTCTGGGTTGGGGATAGATGGAGCACAGCGTGGCCAGTAGTCCACGGGCAAGCATATTCAGTAGCAGAGGGCATGTACTCTGATACGGTTTACAACGAATTAACAGATAACACCATAGACGGTGGCGGAGCATAAACAATGACAACAAGAATCAAATTACGCAGAGATACGGCAGCTAACTGGACAGAAAACAATCCAATCTTAGCCGCAGGTGAGCCAGGTTTAGAAACCGACACCGGCAAGACCAAATATGGTGATGGCACCACAGCCTGGACCAGTTTAGGCTATGCCACAGGCGGTATCACAGCCCGTGAACAGATTGGCTACTTTATGACCTATGGCGACATCCCCAACACCACCAACGGTGATGATTGGTGGTTTGACAGTGTCAAAACTGATCCTGATGGTAATGCCTACTACCTCGGTGGTGCTGATATCAGTGCATGGGCTCGCGTAGTTAAAGTCAACTCACTAGGAGAGCTACAGTGGGACAAGGAGATAAGTTGGGCAGATGGATATGAAGGCGCTGCCAACAGTGCTGTCTATAATACTGCCACTGATCAACTGGTCGTTGTAGCAGAGATGTGGAAAAGCAATACTAACACCGATCAAGGTGCCGCAGTAATCACATTAAACGCCATCACCGGTGCTATGGTTGGCAACCCTATAATGATTCGTGACGAAATCACTGAAGATGGTTCCCCCATTGGTACTATTGACCCCAGCGACATCGTACTTGACAGCAACGGTGATCCTATCGTAGTTGGCCATAAAAATGGTAATGCCAGCATCTACGCACTGACAACTACTTCAGTGGGTGCTACTGATGCTATCTTTGTTGACTCAGCAATATTCACTGACAAGACTCCGTTCCCCTACAACGAGTGGTACATCACAGGAACCAATATTCTAGGTGAATCACTGGTCGTTGATGTAAACTACTACTACAATCAATCTGCTACCGCACTACCACACACTGGCACAGGTGCTACATTTACTATTGATGATGTTGGCGACGGCACATATGGAAACACTGTTGTCACTGGTGGTGGTAGTGGCTACGTAGTAGGAAACAGGATTCTAGTTCTAGGAACTGCCCTAGGTGGTGCTACACCTGCTAACGATGGTACTATTACTGTTACCGGTGTAGATGCCGGAGAAATCACTGGTGTTTCTATTAGTGGAACAGCCGCAGGAACTACCAGCACATCTTATTCTAGTATTACAGGTACTAACATTGCATCAGGCATCAATGCGTTTATCACCGTTCAGTGGAAAGTAACCGCAGACGGACAGGCCTACTTCCCAGACTATCCAGGAAGATTTGGAGCTGCTATGGCCCAAGCAGGTAGCGGCTTTGCTCTAGGTGATACACTGTATTTGAATCCTGAACAATACGGCGGTTCAACCAGTGCTACTATCGCAGTGACCAACGTTGACGGCAGCGGCCAAATCATTGATTTCACATTTACAGGAACATTCAATACCAGCACAATCAAGTTGGTCACTAGTAACAGCATAGACTTTGCCACAGAAGGCAACTGGACCGCAGTGAACTACAGTGCAGAAGCGTTTGTCTGGACACCAAGTTGGGCAAAAACTTTTGGAAATTCAGATTTTGACAAGGTCAACGCAGTGGCCCGAGACAGTGCAGGCAACATTTACCTAGCCTGTAAATCATATGACGACACTCGACTAAGTCAAAACGGCTACGGTATTGACATCGCAGTGTTGGTCAAACTAGACAGCACAGGTAATCTATTATGGTCCAAGAGTTTTACACCCGACGGGTATGTTGGCAATTTTACCGATGGCTATACTGGTGTAGCAGTGGACAGCAATGACGATGTCATTGTTGCAGAAAATAACGTTATCACTAAAGTTGACAGCACTGGCACAGTTATTTGGCAAAAAATCATTGCCGACGGCGAAGCATTGGGTATGTGGAATACCTGTGTAGCAGTTGACAGCAATGACAATGTCTATGTAAACAGTGAATACGATTACCTGGGTCAAACTACCAATGATGACTTTTTAGTTTCCAAGTTTGACAGTGATGGCAATGTATTATGGCAGAGAGAAATCGGTACCAGCACCAATGAAAATTCAAACTGGAACAATGGATACCAGATTCTATCCGTGGTCAACGATCAAGTTTACATTGCCGGCAGTAGCGTACAAGGCACTGATGATTCAGCCATAGCTGTATCGTTTCCTGCAGACGGTAGCGGAGCAGACATCAATCACAAAGGTCGTTTCTTTATGCATACGGCAACCTGGGCCGTGAGCACCAGTACAGCCACAGTCTACGATGTCACATTTGCAATAACCGCAACACAGGTCACATTGACCACTGAAACAAACTTTACCTGTGTGACTACTTCAACAGACATCTCTAGTCTAGCACTACGCACAGGCGATGTTGATGGTAGAATTGAAGATTTGTATTCTATTAGTTTCGAGGACGGATCAGTTCAGACCACTGCCTACACTGGCAGACTGGATAGACTCGAGAACTTCATACAGAGTACCAACAGCTTCTATCCAAACATAACACACGCTAACAAACTCCTGCGTTGGGACAATGATGGTAATAGTAACAGTGTACAGATCTACATTCCTCACAACTCAGATGTACCATTCCCCATAGGAACACAACTACACTTTGTCAAAGAGCGTGGTATTAATGCGTTTATGTTCTGGTGTTGGGGCGTCGTTGGCAGTGAAAGTGATATGCGTATTATTCCAAGCAGCCCTGCTAGCGGTCTAGAAGGTAATGTCTACAACACCGACGAAGGTTGGAGTGTGCGTGATCCGAATAACAATAAGGTTCCAGCCAGAGCTACGCTGACCAAAACTGATACCAACACTTGGTTATTAGAGTGCTCTAGTTCAGTTCACATTATGGACTGGAGTTGGTAATCACTGATTAAATATCGACAGGAGGCCAATCTTGTCGATAACAACACACTGGGCCGCTCGTAGTCTAACATATGGACAAAGCGGCCCTCCCCTTAACCCCAATCAAGAAATCATAGACGGTTTTACCAGTCTTGTACCTACCAACGGACATATTCTACTGTTAGGAGTGACCCGTAAAATAGCAGAAGCCTACGATCAAGTCACCGCTGTGGATTACAGCGAGGCTATGATTGAACGAGTATGGCCAGGCAATACAGATTCTAAAAAAGTACACTACGATAACTGGCTCACAGTAGACCTACCCTTAGAACACTTTGACGGCATACTAGGAGATGGCAGTGTGAATATGCTGGCCTATCCTGTGGAAGTTAGGCAGTTATTCAAACGCAGCCTAAAATGGCTCAAGCCCGGCGGTGTGTTTGCCTGCCGTATGTGGACTCGCCCTGATGTTCCAATAACCAAAGAAAGAATACTAGCAGAGGCTGCTAACCCTACTATGGGCTTTACAGCATTTCGCAGATTGTTTAATATGCTAATAGCAGAACGAGATGGTAGCATATTTCCTGTGACTAAGATCGCGGCTTTATTTGATGAAATGTTTCCTGATCCTACAGTCTTACCTTGGCCAGATACTACTAGTATTGATGCCTACCGTACCAGCACATCAACATCGTGGTTTCCCACTAGACAAGAGATCATAGACCTCGCTCCTGCAGGCAGCAGGTTTGTAGATGTGGGCACCTACGACATAGCAGACACCTGCCCTATTTTAACATTTGTCAAGCAATGAAGTTAGAACAGATAATAACTCTGCTGGAAGAATCGCAGTGGTGGACTAGAGAACAGATTGAGGATAGACAGCAGGCTGCACTGGCCCGCCTTGTTGCTCACCACAGCGAACACACTGAATCGTTTAAGCAAAGACTAACCGAGCAAGGACTTACATCCCAAGATGTCAGCACACTAGAAGGGCTCGCTAAGTTAAAGCCTATCACTAAACGAGACATACAACAGGCAGGAGAATCGTTTAACAGTGAGGCAGTTCCGCCTAGTCACTTGCCCATACGCAAGTCACAGACCAGCGGCCGCACTGGAGAACCCGTGACCATACTGAAAACAGAAATGAATCACCAGTTCTTCTGTGCTCTAATGTTCCGCGAGCATAGTTGGTGGCAGCACAATTACCGGCACAGGTTAGCCAGCGTCCGTGCTGTTCATAGACAGTATGAAGAAAGCCCTAACTGGGGAGGACCTGTGGCAGAGCAGTTCGAAACTGGTCCAGCTATAGGCATACCATTGAACTTGGATGTTAGACAGCAGTTGGCCTACTTGAACAAGTTCGATCCTGATATGTTGAGCATACACGCAGGCGTCTTGGCAGCTATGTGTTCAATATGGGAATCAGAAGGCTACACACTAAATCTAAAGGCGATTAAAAATGTTGGAGAAACACTGCATCCTAGCTTGCGAGAGCGAGTAAAGAAGATTACAGGTGTAAACATACGAGATGTATACTCCAGCAGTGAAGTTGGACTCATTAGTATTGAGTGTCCTGGTACTGGCTTACAACACACTATGGAGGAAACTCTACTAGTGGAAGTTCTAAATGAAGCAGGGCAACCTTGTAAGCCTGGCGAACTGGGTCGTGTTGTGATTACAGACTTTTACAATACAATCAGTCCTATGATACGCTATGACATTGGAGACTATGCTGAAGTTGGAATACCTTGTACCTGTGGCCGTAATCATCGTACACTAAAACGGATTGCGGGTCGTGAGCGCGGCCTGTTCCGCAGAGCCAACGGTGACAGATTCTGGCCCACAGCAGGACAGTACGCAGCCGAAAAGGTTATTAAAGTAAATCAATGGCAGATCATACAGCACAGTCTAGAGGACATTGAATACAAACTGGTCACTGATCATCCACTGACCAAAGAACAACACAGCCAGTTACTGGAAATATTTTGCAAGAAACTAGGCGTTGACTGTGTTAGAATAACAGAATACAGAACACAACTACCCACAGACGGAAAATATGAGGAATCAATATGTTTAATAAAATAATAGTCACAATATTGTTGCTATTCACACTCACAGCACAAGCACAGGCCAAACCCATCAAAGTAGTAATACCATTTGGTGTTGGTGGATTGGTAGACAATCTCAATAGAAGATTTGCCGAAGCACTGGAAGAAGAAATGGGCCGCAGAGTTGTTCTCGAAGCTAGACCAGGAGCCGCAGGCTACATAGGCCTAAAACATATAGCACAGAACAAGTCAGACGAAGTCTTGATCACTGTGATAGATGCTATGGCTGTCAGCAATGTAATTCTGCTACACAATGATATTGAAGTTAGTAATTTTAGATACCTCACACAGTTAGGTACTACTACTAGTATTGCACTGGCAGTTAAGAAGGGCAGTGCTTTAAACACAGTAGCGGCCCTGCGTAGTCATAGAGGACGCACCATCAACATAGGCATCAACGGCCTGGCAGGAGCACATCATTATTATAATTGGTTGTTGAGCAGTCAACTGCCCAATACTCCTATTATGGAAGTGCCCTACAAAGGTGTTAATGAAATGCTGCAAAATCTCATAGGCGGACACATTGATGCAGGTTGGGCGAACTTGGCCAGTTTAGAACTTCAAGAACAAGCAGGTACTATTGAGATTGTGGCTATCATTCAACAGCAAAGAGTTGATACTAGTCCTAATGTGCGTACTTTTGCAGAACAAGGTATTAAAATGCCGCAGAATGCCAAGTGGATGCTGATAACTAACAACACCACTGACGCGGATACTGTTAAACAGATAGATCTAGCAGTTAGAAAGTTAATGCGTAATCCGCAGTTTGTTCAATTGATACGGACCACAGGACTGGTACTCGAACCAAACCTAGCAGATAACGCAGAACGATCAATGGCAGACAGTTTGCAACAGCAGACCAAGTTTATTGAATATATTAAAACAACAAGGAAATAACTAACTTCAGTTATCTCTATAAATACATATTATGAGAGCAACTGAAATTATCCGCGGAGTCCTTGATCTTATTGATCAAGTTGAGTGTGCCCAACAACCCCAACCAGAACCAGTCGTTGGAGATTTTGCACAGTTATTTGCACAAATGACTGCTGCAAAGCCTGTAGAAACTCCTTCAACGGGTGTCTACGACAACAGCCCAAATACACATGTGCAAGATATCTCTAGCGTTACTACTAATGCAGGTCTAGGTGGACTAAACGGGCCTAAGAATCCCAGTGATATTAGAGCAGATAGTGTCAGTATGTATCCTAATTTTCAAGCAAAATAAGGAAGTACAATGGCTATCCTAGTTCAAAGTTTCCTTAACAGTGCTACAAGGTTATCAACCACGGCAACTACTGCTACTACTGTTGCACAATTAAAAACATTGGTAAATGCCCTAGAAGGCGTTAGTACCTCTGTTATGCAGTTTTACATTATTAATGCTTCAACTACATCTACACCGTTAGTCAGTGGCACATTGGGTTCATATGGTATCACCACTGCAACTACAATTTACAGTAGCAATACTATTTCAACAGCTACTAGCAAGGTAGATAGGCAGTTGGCCAAGTTAGAATTAGCACAGTTACGTAGACAATCAGGCGGAAACACAACTACAAATTATTATAGAACCTACAATGTCTATGATGAAGATTTGTTAGCAGACAAGTATACCAGCAACACCAGTACTGTTGGTACAACCAGTACTCTTGTTGTACACAGACCCTGGACAACATAATGGCAGTTGATCGCTACCAAACCCTTACAAATTATCGTCATCCACAAGACAGTAATCTCATGGACGTACATCGCGCCATGGACTACAGTGCATCGGGCGAACCATTATTGCGAGTAAACAATGTTGGCGGAGTAAGTTATAATGATGCTGGTAATATTTCTGCCAGTATAGACGCATTTGGCCGTATGCGTGTGAGTAGCCCATATACTTTATTTGATGGTAACCTGCGCTATAGAGATGATCCACTTAAATGGGATCAAGTAGATACAGGAACAGCAACATCGGTACATTTGCCCAATGAAAGTTCTATCCTAATGTCTACTACAGGGGCAGGCACATCAACAAGACAGACTAAACAGGTATTTTCTTATCAACCTGGTAAGAGCTTACTTAGTATGCTGACTTTTGTAATGAACACTCCTACCGCGGGTGTTATACAACGAGTAGGATATTTTGGAGCACAGAACGGCGTTTATTTTGAAGTAGATGGTACAGAAATTAATCTGGTTATTAGAAAATATACTTCAGGGTCAGTGGATTCAACCAGTGAAAAAATTCCTCGTTCAAGTTGGAATGGTGATCGATTAGATGGCCTTGGGGGACAATCAAACATCAGCGGAGTTACCCTAGATGTAACAAAATCACAAATATTTTGGACAGATATAGAATGGCTAGGTGTAGGATCAGTACGTTGCGGTTTTGTCATAAACGGACAGTTCATTGTCTGCCACATATTCCACCATGCTAACATTCTAAACAAAGTCTATATGACTACCGCCTGCTTGCCTCTACGCTATGAGTTAATCAGCACTGGTCCAGCAGCAAGTATGAGGGCTATATGTTCTACAGTGATATCAGAAGGCGGCTATGCTAACCGTAGTACTACTCGTGCTATAGGTACATCACTGATAGGTAAAGAATTAAGCAACACAGTTTATCGTCCGTTAGTTTGTATCCGTATGAAGAGTACAAACTTAGATAGTATCATAGTGCCTACAGCATTTGATGTCTATGGACTACAACAGGCCGCGTTTGTTTATCGAGTTATTTTAAATCCTACGTTAACTGATGCTAGTTGGACCAGTGCAGGTTCCGATAGTTCAGTAGAATACGATCTTTCTGCTACAGCCCTATCAGGCGGAACAGTGGTATCCCAAGGTATCTTTGTGGGATCCAACAAAGGCGGTTCAGCGCAGGTCAGCGCCAACGAAGTAGATTTTAGTCAACAGTTAGGTCGCACTATAGCAGGAGTATCGGACATATGG